AATATAAGAACCGCGAACTTTACTTTAATAACAACCTCGACAAAGCAACTGTAAAAAAGGTGATTTGCGGTTGGGAATACAACACAGGTATAGCTTTTACCAAAAAGACTATCACTCCTGTTGAAGTTGCGGCAGCTATCGAACAATGTTATGATGAAGTTGTAAATACAATCTTCGCTAACGGACTTCCTGACGGATGGCGCAGAGGTGAACTTTCACCCGAAATCGTAGATTTTCTTTTGACACAGCAGCAGTATTCTTTTAACCGCGATATGCTGTCTTTCATCACTTTGGGCGATACCACAATCTCAGATGCTTACTACTCTATAATGAATGGTATGTATACTAAGTTGGCAGCAGGTGCAGCAGCCGTAGATGGAACAGTAGACGCAGGTGCTTTGACTTCTACAAACCTTAACACTACTAACTTCTTCACCACTATGAAAGCGGTGTATGACGCGCAAAGCCGTCAGTTGAAGCGTGTAGAGAAAGCGCAAAAAGTTTGGATTTGGACTGAAAGTGTTTACGATGCTTACCTTGCTTATTTGTATGTTTCAACTCAAACAAATGCAGGTGCGATTCAGCGCGAAACAATCGTAAACGGAATGACCGAAACGACTTTCATGGGTATTCCGATTGTAGTTTTGGGAATCGTAGACGAAAGACTTGAAACAGATTTCCTTGATGCTTCTAACAACGTGATAGACCCTTACCGCGTTATCTTGACAGTAGGCTCTAACCACAAGATTCTGTTAGACGGCACAGGCTTCATGGAGCAAGCTGCTTGGTATTCACAAGACGATGATGTTTACCGTATCGCAGGTTCAGCGTTGCTTGCTTACGAATACGGCTACGGAGATTTGAATGTAATCGCAGGATTCTAATTAAAGAGGGCGGTGTAATAGCCGCCCTTTAACCTTTAAAACACAAAGAAAATGGCTTGTATAGATTTATTAAATGGAATTGCAGCCTCCTGCGATGCGCTAAATAAGGTAGGTGGAGTTAATAAGCGAGTTTGGATAGGGCAGTTATCACAGATAACAGGCTACACGCAAGACGCGAACGACTTCATTAATACCATTACAATGGGGCAAGATGCGAGTTCTAACGCCTACACTTTAAAACAGTTTACAGGAAAGAAAAACAAAAACAATGGAACTTATGAATTGACCGCAGGGGAGAATGTAAACACGTTTAACACCTCGTTTAATTTGGAGGTATTCCATTATACGCCAGAAGACAGAGCCAACCTTGAAGCCTTGATTAACGCGGACGATGTTTTTGTAATTGCTCAAACCGATGCAGGTCAAATCGAAGTATTCGGAATTGACGAGGGGTTGAACGCGAGCGCAGGTAGTGGAGGCACAGGTGTAAACTTGCAAGATAAAACTTCTTTCACTTTGACACTTAGCGGAGAGCAGCGCAAACTTCCTTACCTGTTTTTGAACGGTGGAACACTTGCGACTTCAATTACTTACTTAGATGGAATTAGCGAGTAAGATTCGTGAAGCAATAAACAGCGCGGACGAAACAAAGATTCGCGCTGTTTACTTTGAAACCTTTGGGAAAACGGTTAAAAAGGATTGCAATAACTGCTACAATGAAGCAGTAGGACGGCTGATAAAATTTGCAAAACAAAAAACAAATATGAGTTCACAATTTAAGTTTAAAAAAGAGTTTGAAAACGATAAGGTGACTTTGAAAATCGGAGGTTCACGCCAGCTAATAACTGCCGAAAATCTAACCGATGAATTAGCGGAGTTGCTTATCAATAACGGACGCGGTCACATACTCGAAGAAAACAAGAACGCGATTCGCAAGGCAGATGTTTTGAGTGTAAAAAAAATTACTCCCGAAACTTTTTCAGCACCACAGGAAAAACCGGAACCTACATTATCAACCTTGAGCGAAGCAAAGACCGATGGCAAAGAATTAGCGGAGAATGTGAACGTGCAGGTATCAGAGGTGAGCGAATTGCAGCCATTGACGGCAAAGAAGAGAGGCAGAAAGCCGAAGGATTCAAAATAGGTGCTGAGGGTAACGTTCTTTCAAATTCAATAGCGTGTTTGAGGTCGCACTTAAAAGCGATAAAACAAGCAAAGTCGGAGGGGTTAGAATGCGTTCTAATTTTAGAAGACGATGTAAGTTTTGTTAGCGACTTCAAAGAAAAGTTTAACTGTGTTTATAGTGAACTTCCTGAAAGTTGGGATATGTTGTATTTAAACGGAAGTCCACCGTATGCAGTAAGAAAACACAGCGATAACTTAAACAAAGTGTGGAGGTTAAGCGGTGCGTTTGCATACGTTGTTAATAGAACATTTTACGACACGCTAATTGATGAATTGAGCAAAGAGGAAAAGCCTTGTGACGGTCACTATATGGACTTACAACCTAAGTCTAATTGTTACATAAGCAGGGAAAAGTTAGTTAAACATTTGGATGGTTACAGCGTGCGCGCTGAAAAGATGGTGGTGTATCCACATTTGAGATGAACATATTTAAGCCCTTTCAGAATCTTTTTGTTCCTGTAATAGAGGATAAAAGCCAAAACATATATCGTTACGGATACGATAACTTACTACCTAACAAACTTATCCAATGGATTAACGAAAGCGGAATAGCAAAGCGATGTGTCAATAAAGTTGCTACATACATTTCAGCCGATGGATTCTCCGAAGAAGCCACAAAGACTTTTAAAGTAAATCCGTTTCAGACTTCAGACGAACTCCTCGAACAAATCAGATTTGACTTAGCATACTTCAAAGGATTTGCGCTTGTAATCAGTAGAGATAGAAGCGGTAAAATAGTTTCCGCTAAGCACACACCTTTTCAGTCAATACGTAAAACATTACGCGGTGATTTCCTTATTAACCCTACTCTTGGCACTAAAGACTATAAGAAAGAAAAGGGGGAATATTATCCGAAATATAAAGGCGTTACGATTACGCCTATTCAACTTTCGGAACAAATAAAGAACTACGGAAACAAGGGAGAGATTTATTATGTGTATGAAGAAACACCCGACAATCCTCACTATCCTGTTCCTGACTACTATGCAGGTATAGAAAACATAAGAACGTCAAGCAAGATTCAGCAGTTCGATTTAAACATGGTTTTAAACGCATTCATGCCGAGTGCGATACTTACTTTGGTTGGGACTACTGATGATAAAACACAGGACAAATACGGCAAAACTCAAAGAGATTATCTGAATGAAAGTTTAGACCAATTTACTTTGCGTCAAGGCAGCCAAACAGGAGAAACAAATGCAGGTGGCTTGTTGGTTTTGGAGGCAAAAACCAAAGATGAAATTCCGTCACTTCAAACTTTCGATGCAAAAGCGATTGTAGACAGTTCAAATAGCAAACGTGAAGTAGTAGATAGGGCGGTGTGTAGAGATATGGGAGTTCACCCTGTATTAGTTGGGTTTAGCGATGCAGCTATTTTAGGTAACACGCAATCAATAGCCAATGCGTCTATTGAGTTAAATAACAACGTGAACGGATTACAAAGAATGATAGAACGTGCAATGAAAAACGTCTATCCTGAATTAGATTGGAGCATTACAAAGTTCAATCCTGTTTCTTACATTCCTGAAAGTGTAATGAATGATTTGACACAAACCGAAAGACGCGAGTTGTTCGGGTTTCCTGAATTGATTGTAGAGGGTGTAGAAACAAAACCGCTACTAATTGAAAAATTAGGGATAGGTGGAACACAAGCATTCACGCAAATATTAGGCGATGTGAATTTGAGCGTTGAACAAAAACGTGCTACATTGACTTTGTTGTTTGGGATTAGCAGCGAAGATGTTTTAAAATTAGTTCCTGATGTAAATCCTATACCATGAGTGTAAATTTTAAATGGCTTACAGTATTCGATATGAAAGGACGTTTCAAGCTAACTGAAAACGTCCCCGAAAAAGACTTTGACATATCGGTTAAGGATGCTTACGACTTCGATGTGATTACTACGTTGCCTGATTCGCTAATGGATTCCATTAAAGCAGTCTTGTTAGAAAATCCTACGCAATGGAATGAAGAAAAAGCCTATGTAGTTGGCAACAAAATAAACTACAACGGAGTTTATTATAGCTGTTTAGTCAATAATACCAACTCTTTACCGAGTTCAACTAATACAAATTGGGGCGAATTAGAGCGCATGACTTTTTGGTTGGGTTACATTAAGCCGTTTTTTGAATGTTGCGCTTATTATCGGTTTATATTGTGGCATGGTGCGAATGTTACACAATACGGAATAAGACAAAACAACGAAGATACATCTACCGAAATAGCCGATAAAAAGAAAGGGGAGTTAATGGCTGACATTACCAACAAAAGAGATGTTCTAATGGCTCGAATGACAAAAAGATTTAACGACTTAGACAATACTTTAGACGGTGTGCAATACGAATACGATTCAACGGACGTTGCAAAACCAAATGAAGGTGTAAGAATTTGGGGGCAAAGAAAAGTGACTAACAAATACCGTAAATGTTGCGATGACTTAAATAATTCGACATGGCTTTAAATCAGATACAAACAGGTTCAGACCATACTTTGCAGCTTACTATCAACGATAACACAGGCGTTCCTGTTGATTTAGATAATGCCGATAATATCGCGGTGAGTATCTATCAAAAGCGTTCAAACATTTTAGCTGAATATTCACTAAGTGCAGGGACGGTTGTAATCATAAACGCTAACACAGGACGCGCAAATGTGTATGTAAATAGAAGTTCACTGAATGAAGTTCCCGAAGGCAAACTATACGCGGAGGTGACAGTAGATATTGATAATAACAATTTCACTAACAACGTAAAGCGGTCTATTGTTTCAAATATCCTTTTAGGAGAGGTTAAAGTTAGTGTATGATTTTTGATATTACAGTTACTTTAGAAGATGCCACAGTAACAGCTACTGCTACTAATGACATTGCCGTAACTGTAACATTAGACGATGAGGTCATAAATCCCGAAGAAACATTCTGTGAAAGGGTAGATGCTTGTTTAGATATTCCAACGGCTGACGGTCAATATGTTTTAGACATAACAGGCGGTGTTAAATCATGGAGCGAATACTCCCCAACAGGAGCGGTAGTAATTACTAAAACGC